TATTGACGGAGAAAAAACATTTAATCACCATTTATTAATGGGACAATGAAATGCTTTTATTTTTGTTTTAATAGGAACAATACAGTAACATTTTTGACACATTTGCATACTTTTATTATAATGCTCACATTGTAAACAAGTATTCACACGTTCTTTATGCTCGTTATCGTCACACATAATTTGATCTTTTAGTTTTGTTATTTTAGTTTCAAATTCATGACCAAATAAGTCAGTAAACCAACTCATACTATTAAATCCAATACCGTTTGTAGTTTATCTTTAATGGCTTTATTTTGAAGTGTATTACGTAGTCCTACATGTAAAGGTTTAGGCCAGCAGTTTACATTTGTCCAAGCATATCCAGAATGTTCATGATTAAGTGTTGGAATAAATTCATTATCTACAATAGCAAGATACGTGTGAAAGAAAAATTTACTGTCGTTTGATGTAAACATTTCTAAAGGTATTACTTTTTTAATAGGTGGAGTTTTACCAACTTCTTCACTAATCTCACGTTCTAATGCTTTCCACGGAGTTTCATTTCCTTCTGCCATACCGCCAACAAGCCCCCACTGACCAGCAGTTTTTGTTTTGGTACGTTCTAGGAATAGAAATCGTTTGGTATTGCGGGCATAAAATAATGCTCCACTACAAACTATATTTTTATCTTTTAAAGTACTAGTCGCCATGACCCTTTATTATATTCACCTTCATAACTTTTTAACCAAGCGCCAGTTTCGTTTGTGTATTTGTACTGTACGCCTGTATATGTATTAGTTATGTAGACAGGGTCTTGTGCCACGCTAGAATCGGCACGTTCGTCGTTTGATCCAGCATCGAAAGTAATTTCCCAATTTGTGCCATTCCATGTAATAATATCATTAGCACTTGCTTGTAATATTGTTCCGTCTGCATTTTGCCAAGCATTCATATTTGCATCTGAACTATCATTCTTAATGTGCTGATGAATGTCATTTAGTATAAGATATCTTGTACCTGCATTAGATGCACTAACATTTGGGTTATAAGTTAATGGATCAATAATAGCATCAACTGTTCCTCTACTAGTAATACTATCAGTTAGCACTGTGTTTTCAGGTACAGTATCACTATCAAAACTTAACACTATCTCTGTGTCATCTGTTGGATTTACACTTGCTGTAGCAACAATTTCATTACCGTCTGCTTTTGCAAGTCTTACTGTACTTAATCCTGCTCTAAACTTTCCTGGATATTGATCTAATAATTTGTACCAACTTACAGGTTCCCCAGTTCTATCAAATTCGCCTGCACTAGGTTCACTAACACCTTCGCTTGGTGATAACAACCTTGCTGTATTGTTTAATACTAGTAAGCCAAAGTTTCCTGGCGTAATATTTACTGTTGCTATAGGACTTGCTGAATCAATAATACCATCACTAATACTTCCGGTCTCGTCAAACACACTCATAATAATTTTTTCAATAACACCGAGTTGTTTAACTTTTGCAGGAGGTGTAATCCATATAGGCATTGTGAATGTAAGTTCGCCAATATCAATTTCTGTATCAACACCCTGTGGTATAGCACGACTTGAATAGTTTACACTTGCTAGTTCAATTAAACTTAAACTAGTCCAATCAATATAGTTTGCTGTGCTTTGAATTTCTAAACTTGGATTAAACAACACAAGCATTTGTTCCATAATTTGCAATTTTTGATCTGTGTTTGTTGACCATATATCACATTTCATTTGCAAGTTAAATGGCACAGGCATTAATCTTTCTACTGTGTACCCTGGTCCTTGACTTTGTAAGTACTCGCCAGTTGCATCGTCATAATCTCTTTCACGTAAATGTACTTTACTTACGTGTGTAGGGTTTTGTACTCTGTCTCTAGCATATTCTAAACCTGTAATATAACAACTAATACGTGGAGCACTAATTACTTTGTTTTCTGAGTTGTCACGGATAATATGTGCTACCTGTCTTGTAAGATTACCATAACTGGTAGGAATCTTACGCAGTGTACCTGCTGAATCTTTGTAGGAAAAATTACTCATAACACGAATAAATTGTGTTACAAATCTACGTATCTGTCCATCATAAAAATGTTGCATTAATTATCCGCCTTAGGTTTAAGTACTTGTGATAGTGCTTGACGTTCTTCAACTTGTTTGTTGTTAATTGTATTGGTGTTTGTGTTATTAACAAAAGTACCAAGTTGTGTTTTAGCATTGTCGCTGGTCATTGGTTCAACTCTTACACCGTCTTCAACTTTTGTCCATCTAGTTCCATTATATCTAAACAATCTGTTTGGAAAATAGTCTGTTCTTAAAAAATAATCACCTTCACCACTGCCCTGTGGAAACTGGCTACCAAATCCATAAGGTGCTCCGTTAAGTGGTGCTCCGTCTCCAGTTAAGTATCCAACATAAAAATTAGCATTAGGAGTTTTAATAATAGCACTAGCGTCAATACTTGTACTAGAAACTTTTACATCACTTGCTGATCCGTCCTGTGTAAGCACATTACCTTCAGCGTCAGTTGGAACAACAAAATACTGTTTGGTATCATAACCACTAATAACAGGTTGATTAGGATCGCCTGTAATATCTTCATTTGCTTGGTTTAGCACTGCTTCATTAATCTGCATTTCTTTTTCATATGTTGAAAGCACATCACGTATTGTTGATCCTGTGCCTTCGCCACTGTCTTTATCAAAGATTTCTTTAAATTCTTGGCTATCAATAATTGGTTTTGCTTTTACCCTTAACAAATGTGGATACCAAGTTTGACTGAATCCTTCTGCACTTCTGTTTACATCTTCAATAACATAAAAACGCTTAAGAGCAACCCGATAGTCATTAAGTGCGTATTCGTCTTTTAGGTGCGGCAGTTCTAGAACATCACCGCTCATTAGTTTTCTGCCCAATGCTTCGACAGAACTATTAAGATGAAATGTTACAAAAATTGTATCATTTTGTAGGAACATACCAAACTGACTTAGATCAAAGTCTAGATCCTGTACGTTGTAAATTCCTCTAATAGAATACACATCATCTGAATACTTTCTATCTCTGTTTTCTAAAAACAGCAAATCCTGTATTTTTGTTTCAGGAATATCATTTGTACCGCGAGGTTGACTAGCAGTAGCATTATCGCCTGGATCAACAGGACCTTCATATTTGTGTATGAATATGTCAGTACCGCCGACCTGAAATGCTTCATTAACGTTCTTGTCAATAAAACGATAGTCTGCTGATTTCTCCGGTTTGTATAAACTTAATCTTGGCATAGTAATTGTATTTATTGAATAAATATGAGTAACGGAGAAACTGATTACCATGGCGCAATTAACAATTAACACAGGATCTAGTGCAGGAGCAGGAGATGGCGATAGTCTTTATTCTGCCTTTAACAAGGTCAATACCAATTTTACAGAAGTATATACTAGAATTGTAGCACTAGAAGATGGCAGTATTACCACAAATGTTATTGGTGATGTTCGCGGTAGTTTGTATGCTGACGATAGTACAACATTAGTCGATGCTATAAGCGGAACACACTATGGCAATTTTGTTGGTAATTTAAAAGGCAGTGTAGTAGGTGATGATAGCACACCTATCATAGATGGTGTAAGCAGTTCAATAAATTTAAATGGAACTGTTAAAGGAAATATTGTGCCAGATACTAATATTGCCTATGACATCGGCAGTTCAACAAAAAGATTTAGAGATTTATATCTTTCAGGTAACACAATAACAATCGGTAATCAAACACTTTCAACAACAGCAACAGGAATTACAAGTTCAGGTACATTAACAGCAAACACTATTCAGTTAGGAACAGCAACAATCACATCAAGTGGAAGTGGAATACAAATTAGTGGTAATCTTTCCACAGGCAGTGGCGTAACAAAATCTCAAGGATTGGTTGGATTTATTTACGATGCCGGTCCTGTTAGCACATTACATAAGATAGATAAAGCACTGTTTAGTGATGTAATTGTGAGAGATATTAATGGAGTAGTAGATTCTGTTGCCACAGCAAGTGCTCAAGCAACAACCCATACTTTCTTATCAGGCTATCATATTACAGATACTGGCGGTTCAGCAAGATATAATGATAGAACAGAATACAAAAATTATCTAGACGGTAATCCTGCCATAGAATCAGATCCATTTGGAAGTGTAATTAAGGCTGTAACTGATGGTGGCGGCAGTTTAATTGGAGTTGAAGTAGATAAACGTGGCGAAAATGCTGGTCCGGGAGACAATCTAACAGTACAGTGTATTAACCCAAGTCAAGAAACTTTATCAATTGATACAACAGACTCAACAG